ATATGTCTTCCGAACCAACGTTATCATCCACAAATTGTGGATTAATCCCTTGGAATTTGACTTTTATGTCACAGTTTGCCGCATCGGTAAATAATAAATCAATTTCATCGGTTTCCTTAACATTATTTATAACCCATGTACATGTATATCCTGTAGGTACGTCCATTATTGAACCATTTACAGTATACCCCGTTCTTTCGTTTACATCATAATCACAATTTTTGTAAACGAATAATGGCCAACTATTTATTCTATTTTTTTGAATAATACTATTTGTGGAACCAGTAATTGTAATTTTTAAATCACCATTTAATACACATTGGGGACCACCTGGATAATCAATTTTATCACCTATGAATGTTCTATCTAAATCTCCACCGTTTCCATCACAATCAAATGAAAAATCCAATTTTAACTCACAATTAGGTGATGTCGTTTGATTTATCGCAACAAATTTATAATCCAAATATTCGTTTACTGAACAATCATTTGGACCATTTTTTACCGAGATGATTTTTATTTTTTCTACACCATCAACATCAGTAAAAAATGAATACTTAAGTTTCTGTTTAGTCTCAGTTGAATAAGTTGATCCACTTGTGGCTGCAGTAAATGGTGCATAATCATAATATCCAGCAGTATAACCTGTGGAAGAATTTATATTGTCAATTAAGTTACTCAATGCCGAAACCCAAAGTTCTTTAATTTTGGTTACATCGGGACTAAGATAATCTTTGTATTCACATATTAATGGTAATCCGGTGGTTGATGATATAATACCTGTACATCCTGTTATTGGAAAGGTATTAAATAATTTTGCACTGTTACTTGTATTTGTTGTACCACTAACAACAACTTTAAATTGAGAACCAGATCCACCATATTCAACTCCATCGATGTCAATGATAGGATAATATGTAACACCGGTTGCGTTTAATAAACCTCTAAAATTTTCCTGACTCCCTAATATCTTTTCGAAATCTTCTTCTATTGCGTTTTCGAAGTTAGGATATAAACTTTCAACAAATACTTTTGGTTGACATCCGAATCTGTATCTATATTTTGACCTACCAAAAATATTGTTCTCAATTAAATTACCACCCAACCATAATGTGGTTGCAGGTATTAACTGTTCTAAAACTTGTGTCCAATATGGACTCATTTTATTTATAAACTCATTAACATCAGGAATATTATATGGTGTAAAACCAGTTGATGTAATATAATCCTGAAAAATGTCTTCGAGTTTTATATAATTCTTCTTGTATTTTATTGAGTGAGAGTTCTTAATTTGGTCAGTTACAGTTTTGTCCACAAACTCAGCGAATGTTATTCCTGTTTGTGATTGAAGACCATTAGTACCAAATGAAATTTCTAATTCCCTTGATTTTTTCCAAATATCATACTCAACGGCTTTTGCCGATGAAAGGAAAATATCAATGTTTTTTCTATTAAAATTATAAACAGAATTACTATCTGTAATCCGTCTTTGTAAGTTGTCTACTTCACTTAAAATTTCATAACCAGTATCTAATCCAGGAAGTGTTCTAAACGTATCAAAGTAGTCTTCACCATATGTAAAAGGTCCACTTTTGGTTTTAATTATTTTTGTTGTTCCTGTTAAAACTGAATTTTCTAAATCTAATATATCACTAGACCTGTGAGTTAAGGTTTTATCATACCAACCAGCACCCTTTTGGAAAAACATATCAGATATTTCATCATATGCCCCCTTAGGTTTTTTGGTTCCCTCTAAAACCGGATAATTACTTGATGTAAATGTAGTTCTACCTGTTGTAGTTGTAATTTGATAGGTGTATCCACTTGGTACGAATGTTGCAACTCTATATACCTTTGTACCTGATATAACATCATAAATGTCATCATCTAAATCAAATGACTTTGGTAGTGATGTAACAGTATATACGTGTTCATTAATACTAATCATTGGACTTGGTGCACCCAAGAATCTTAAAAAGAATTCAATTGATGAACGTGTACCCTTTGATTTATATATGTGAGATAAATTAACTAAAAGTCTTCTATAAAATTCATACTCAGCATCAACAATTGTTTTTCCAACTGTTAATCCGGGGTATTGTGTATCTTGTCTTGTATATAATAACTCCTCAAGTTTCTTCTCATCAAACAAATTAACTGTTGATAAACCTAAGGTATTAGATAAGTTCTTTAAAAGTATATCGGGTAAATTATTAATACCATCATAACTTACATTTCTCATGTACGCTATGTTCTCAATATATTTTTTTACTTTATCAAAATTATGTCCGTATAATTGAAAAATTGCATCGACCTTTTTATCCTCAGTGTCAAATTCAAATAACTGTGGTGAAGACATAAATCTAACAAATAGGTTAGATTTATAATCGTCTACTTCATCTGAAATTTGAGATAATTTTTGAACATACAGGTCGTATTCTAATCCAATAATTTTAATGTTCCAACCATCTCTTGAAATCGGCCATGTTATTTGAACATCAGACAATACAGTGTTGGATTGATTAATACTATCTCTTGGAACACTAAATGTTGCGGTGTATTTTGGTTTAGTGTCTCTATCTAATAAACTTTGTTCTAATTCGTCTAAACCACCAAAAAACTCTTCAACCAAACCACCATTAGGTCTAATTAAAACGTTTTCACTATAATTTGAAGATGTACCAAATGGTTTTCCTTTAACCTTTAAACTGATTTTAGAATCCGCATTTGGTTGAGTATAACTAATAATATCATATGTTACACCACTTAACTCTAAAACGTATTTAGTAAATGATGAATAAAAATTTCTTACCTTATTGGTAGTATTTGGTTCTACTTGACTATTTGGCTTAACAAATAAAATATCAAATGGATTGAATAGTCTACCAAAATCAACATTGAATTGTGTTGTATCTAAATTAATATCATAAACAATGCTTTCAATAGTAAAATCAGAAGATCTCGTTACACTATTTTTATCAATTAAAACACCCGCAGGAAATTTCTGTATTATGTTTGTTAAGGAAACACCAATTCTATTTTTTAATGAACCAAATAACGACTTGTTTGCATTACTTTTCGATGTTCTAAAAGAAACTTCTTTTTTCTTTGTCTCAGTAGTTTGACCATCAGAATTAAATTTTTCTTCTTTTAAGTCATCAAGTGTTAAAAAGGCGGAAAATTGACCAGTACTGAATGTTCTTGTATCCCTTTCAGGTGCAGATCTATCAATAGTGAAGTTCGTATTAGTAAATTGACTAGTTCCGTCGGTAATTTGAAAACCAACTAAACTATCACTAAACGTATCTGCACCAGTTGCAGCCTGACTAGGTGGAACTCTTCTTGTTGCCATTATTCTGTAATGTCGTCAAAGTTTAATGTTTCATCGATATCAAGCTTCTCTTCTCTAACTTCATAAAGGGTCTCGTTGAATTCGTCCTTAATTTCGTATAGATTGTATTGTTTGTAGATAGCGTTATCGTTATTATTGTCATAGATGGTGTAAATACCATTAGAAACAGCCTTACTCTGATTACCGTATAGTGCGTGTGCCAATGTGGAGGAATCGTGTTCTACCATTTCCACTTCGATTGTTGTTGGATTGAAGAATGTATTTGTTAATAAAATATTCTGTCCAGGGTTACCAATAAATGGAACAACATTTGGTCTACTTGTTGGTGCAGATGATGGTGTAACGGTTAAGAACACTAAATTTGTTGTACTATTACTATATTGATATCTTACCGCCTTTTGTGTTGAACTAGTTAAATTAGATACAACTGCGGTACAATAAAATGATGATGTAACAACTCTATAAAAATTAGGAATTTTAGTACCATCATTATTAAGGTATTCAATTCTATATCCCACTAATCCTTGTGGTGTAAACTTTCCTCTATCAGTTGATGGGACTTTTGATAAATCAATAATTATCCCTCTAACAGATGGTAAAGATGCTAAAATACCACAATCAGCAATTGATGTTCTAATTTGTTTTGGTCTAATGTGTAGAGTGTATATTCCTAAATCAGAAAAGTCTGATGCTGATAATTTTAAATTATATAATCCACCTAATAGTTCCCTATTTTGTGCAGCTGTAACTGTTGTTGTATCAGAATTATGAAAAATAGGGGTTAAAATATTTTCGGAAGATAACTTTGTTAAGGTAACTTCCGCGGTCGATAATCTATTCGGTACGTAATGAAGAAATATCTCAACGTCCGATGGTGACACATCTGCGGGTCTTATTGTTCCGTAACTACCTACTGCCATAACTTTTTATTAATAAATATAGTTTTTATTGTTTTCTTATTTTAAAATACCCATTTCCATACACATCTAACTCACCAATATTATCTATCTCACTGAGTCTAAATGTTTTTTCCATAACACCTTGTTTACCTCTTTCAACAAAAATGTCAGAAAAAATTGTTGGACTATCTATAAACCCTAAAAAGTGTTCATTTCTTGTTATCATTTTATTGATAATTTCTTCTTTAGTGAACCCTGTTGTATTTCCTGTTATTAATGTTGTGCCATCACTATAATCTCTATATTGAACCACAGTAGTACCTGTTGTATTTCCTGTATAAGTAAAACTATAACCCGAATAACTACCATTGGCATCAGTTCCTGTTGTTATGTTATATGTTGTTGAACCGTAATTTCTCTTTTCTTGTATTCTACTTCCACCAATACCTAAATAAGTAAATGCGGTATGACCCGTTGTAGGGTTATATTCCAAATCATTTAAATAATTTTGAGTCCTACCACTCTGTAGATAATATTCGGTTGGGCTAGAATTATAATATGGTAAACTTGTACCCGTATATGTAAACGTACCCAAATATGAATCAACACCAAAATTAAAAGGAACAACAACTTGCTTCGATAATTTTTGTGTAACCCATGGTGCTGCCAATGTTATTGTAATTGTATATCCTGATGCGGTTGCGTACGTATGTGACACTGATGGGAAATTAGTACCAACAACTCCACTATTCACTGTCAATCCTGAAGAATTTCCATCTCCCCAATTTATAGTATATGTTTGTTCAACAATCTGTCTTAATTTATCAGGATTAACTGTATTATATACTGTTATTGTAGTATTACCAGTTGTACCTGTATATGAAAAATTACATAATTGTTCCACTTGTTCAATATCACCATCGAACCCAACCATAACCCCCATCTCATCTACCGTTGATTCTAAAAACATCGGTATATTATAGGTTAAACCTGTAGTCGTCTTTAATATTTTATGGTAATTTTTATTCATTATTCAGCGGTTGTAAATGCTCCTTTATCACCAAATAGTTTTACAAATTTATCCACACCTGTTTTTCCAACCCTCAATCCAAAATAGAACATAAATGGAGTTGATAGTATTTGTTTGTTTCCCGTGTAATAGTCAATTGATGGACGTATAACAAAATCATTAGTAAATGTCCACGCTTGTTGATGCCACCCATCTGTAATTGTAAATGGTGAAGTTGCAGTGGCTCCAACAGAACCGACTCTAGTATATAAAATCCCCGATATAGGTTCAAGTGTAGTTCCACTTATTACATACAAATATGTAAATCCCGGATATTCACTAGAAAAACTACTGTGATTATCTGTTAATGGAGGGGAAATTTCATCAAATTCAACATCGTTTGTAACATTTCCTGTGTTTAATGTTAACCCACTAAATGTATATGTCATTGGTAACAAAAGGTATTTGTCAGATGGGTCATTTGTTCCTCCTGTCAAATTATATGCAAAAGTCATGCCCTGTAATGGTTGGGCTTGTACGTTAGCATAATCCCATGATTGATTATCCAATGTTAATGAGTTATATGCTCCAAATCCAGTACCTTTTTTATCCCATAAAAAGAATGGGACTTTCTGTGAGGAATCGGTTAATCTACCGGGTTCATTTAAACATGCCCTCACTCTTTCTCCGTCCTCATCCAAGTACATGGTTATTGGTAATGGTCCATAAACACCCGTACCATTTTTAAAAACATCAGGGGTAATATCAGGGTCCAAAAATTGATAAGAATATCCAAGATACCTCGGATTTTGTAAATCAAACTCTTCAATACCAACTTCATTATTTGTTGATATTAATTGCAAAATATCACCATCTAATACTCTCGTAGTATATAGAAATCCCTCATTATCGAAAAATTCATTGATGTCGAATGTATTATTACTAACATCCATTCTATAATTTATTGCCAAACCTAACAATTCTCCAAAACTTTGGAATGAAGTGGGTCCTATTGACCGTGTCACAGAACAATTTGGGTCAAGAGATGGGTCTACACAGATTTCTTTTATAAATTCATCTCGAGGTCCAAGATCCACCATTGTTGTTGGTCGACCTAAATTTCTACCCACTAAATTAAGTTCGTCATCGTATTTTGGTGTACCCCAACTACTTTCAGACAAATAAGGTGAGGATCTGTAATAAAATCTATCTTGTGATGATACATATCTTATCACATCTTCACAATATCTTCTTCCGAAAACCAACGAACTTTTCCCTTTGAATTGGAAAAAATAAAGAGAACCTGACAACCAATTGTCCACAAAAGAATAATTTACAATTCCTCCACAAAATAATTTACCAACTCTTTTTCTTCTACGGTATTCTCTCAATATATTGAAAAGTCGAATGTTACTTAATGAACCCGGTATAATTTTAAAAATACCATTACTAAATTCAGTGTGTCCTGATACCGTTACGGGTGAATATACTTCACCTTCGTAACTATTCACTAAACGATAATCAGCGGTGTCAGATAATTTAGTTGCAGTTACATCCGCACCAGGAGTGTATGTTGAAGATGGTGTTCTTCCTGTACCTATATAATATGTCTCAACAATATCTTCATCATATGGTATGTCATATAACTGACAACCAGTTTCAACTGGAGTGGTTATTGACAATTGTTCTTCTGTAGAATTTCTATCTCGAAGTATTACAGTATATTCCAAATTCTCATTAAAAATACCACCTGTATCCGTAAATGTATAACCACTTGTACCGGAATCATATTGAAAAATTGTTGTACCTGTTAGTAAAACACCAAAACTTTGATATGAAACAATATAGTCTGATTGATTAGTTACAAAATCGGTCACATCACTTGGTACCGTTGCACCAGTATAACAATTTTCACTTGGTAACGCAGGATTAGAGAATGTAAATCCACTAGCATTTAATACTCTATTCGATTGATTATCTGAACCAGTAATTTTTACCGTACCGACTTGACAAAAATTTATACTATCACCAACACCACCTTGTATACCATATTCAGTACTATTACACTCTTCACATTCGGGATAACTAATTAAATAAAGTTCTCGTTGCGACGCATCTTGTAATCTATACGCAAACTTTCTAACAGTTTTTGATAATTTTTCAATAGGCCAAAAATCCACAGCATTTGCTAATTGGTGAAATACTCTTGTCACAGTATTTAAAAAAGTTAATAAAACAAGATTTAATAAATGTTCTAAAAAGAGTAGAATTTCAGAAACTAATAATGTGAATGTAAAATTCTTTTTTGCAAAATTAACTGGTGGTGTAACTATCTCACTTGAACAATCTTCTTCTTCCGTTGGTACAATTTCTTTAATTCCCAAATATCTGTCATCAGTGAATGATGATGCTGCATAATGTATATTTTGAAAAGATGAGACCGTGTATACTTTTCCATATGTTACTCTGTAAAAGTAATCTTTCGGAAAATATTGTCCGAATTCATTATATAATATACCTCGATTTGAATCTGAAGAAACTGCATCAGTTGGGTAATCATTCCATGAAGTTGAGAATGCGTATGATTCGTTTTCTTCTCCTGAATACTCTCTAATATTGGGTACTAAATAAGACGCAGTTTTTCTAACTCTTTCATTACCACTATCATCAAGTGAAATCCTAAAACGATAACAGGACGCGGTCGGTACACCTCTATTTGGGTCATTCGTTATTTCATTTTCACCAAATTCATTTGTATATAAGAACTCCATATTCATTGGTAGTTCCATAACAAATGAACCATCATCAGGTATATCTTCATCAGTTTCATACCTTTGGAGTACAGGTCTATTGTCTACATCCTTTCTATGTGTAAATCGAATTGATTCTATTATACCCGTCTTAGTGATTAAATCACATTTCCTACCCATTTTTCTTCTGGGTTGGCAACTTTTGTTGATTGAATTTTTACCTGTATCGGTATATGTTCCACCGATTAAAAATGCCTTAGGTTCAATTTTAATTCCTCTGTCGGATAAGTCAAAGTCCGTTCTAGTTAATCCTATTTCACATAAATCTTCATTTCCCCAAAATGGGTAAACATCAATCGTCTTATCAAAAGTTACAATTTGTGGTAATGTTGATAAATCGGGTGATGATTTAAATTTATATGTATTTCTAAATTTATCTTCTCCTAAACCCTGTTTAATAAAATCATAAGGTCTTAAAGAGAAACATCCAACATCAGACAAGTCTACATCCACATGAAGGGTTTGTTGTCCAATTGGAACTCCCCATATCATGAAGTCACCCGCAGAATTAGTTTTAACAGTATACTTATAATATTTTTCGTATACCTCTAAGATTTCTTCTCTATTAAGGACATCTGATTGGTCGGGAAATGTTCCCGTTGGTTCATGTCCACCATGTTGTTTTCTTGATGGTAATAGATTGTATCTATATCCATCAACATTTTTATCTAATACACTTGATTTAAATGGATATAGTCTTGATATGACAGGGTCTTTTTCATCTTCAACACTCAATGGTATGAAAATGGAAATTTTTGCATTGGGAACTCCTAATCCGTTATTGACTGAAATTCTTCCACATACAACACCATAATCAGCACAAAGAGAAGTATATACTTCTTTCTGTGTGAATTTTAATGAAAGAATCTCTAATAAATCAAAGTCTTGTTTTAATTCAACTTTAATTATTTGATCCTTACCGATGTTTGTAGAAATTCTATGCTTTTGTGTCATTCTTATAATAAATAGAAACAATGATGTTTTCCATTTTAATATAAGTAAAATTCAGATTAATATGTAGGGGAATTATATGGTTTAACACTTACTTTAATATCTTTATTAGGAAATCTTATTTGAGGGATTTGATTTGATTTCATAAAGATTGTCATATCTGATTGTCTAATTTCTTTCTTTGTTTCATCCACATATCCAACTGAAACTTCATTCGTTGAATATTCACCCCCAACTTTACCAAATACTTTAATTTCAGTCACACTTACAACACCTGAAAGTGTACCAATTTCTTTAAATAAATCACCAATAAAGAGTGGATCACCCATTTTTCTTTTGTCGATTGAAAAATATTGTATGGCTGCCTCGATTACCGAACGGACAATTTCAGTTTCACTTTCATTTTTATCACCAAAAACAGAAATTTCAACTGATAAATCAATAACTTCACCACTTTCAATTTCTAAATAATCATTAATCATTCTATATTCAGAAAGGTATTCTATAATGTTATTTTTTAGTGTAGTGGAAACAACATTAGTTAAACTACCTCTCTCATTATATGAAATAAGTTTAATCTTAACTTTATTGTCTTCTTCCATAACATTAACCTTGGCAGGTGCACCAAAAGTGGACGGCATATTCTCAATAACTGATTTGTAGTCATTTAATGTTACGGCTCTATTTTGTGCAGCAAAATTGTATGAAACCATGTTTCTGATTTCCTCAACAGTTGGTTGGTCTGCCCCACCAATTGCAGGAGTAACATTGGTTACTCTTAGTGATTGTATTACTTGTGTATTAACTGAAGATACTGGACCATTCACTGCAAAATCAACATTATCAACACTTGTAATAACATTTACACCTAAATTACTATCTCTACCTCCACCGATTCTATATTTTATGAATAAAGTTGTGTTGGCTTTAGGTAGTGCACCAAGGGATAAATTATTAAGATATGTGGCTAAGTTTACTTTTAAATCCCCTGTTATATAATTGTCCAAATTATCAAGTGGATTTACAGTTCCCGAACCAAAAGTTAAATGAAAATACCTCATACCATTTGTTTGTTGGTGAACTGAATTCTCCATTTGTAGGATTCGCACCAAAGGTTGTACCATCTTTATGTATAACAGACGTTACACCTAATACATTTTGTTCAGGTAAGAAAATTTTCAAAAATGGTCGTTGTTCCAAATCAGTTATCACCTTTCTGAAAACTCGTGTAACACCATTTACAACCGCTTCTCTTTTGGTGATTGTATATGATATTAAATTACGATTACCATCAAAATTTGGGATTTTCAATCTATTTGGTTCACCCTTACTATTGAACGGGTTTGAGAAATCAATGTCTTCAAGGGTCTCAAAAATTTGTCCACCACCCGATACTTGGGCTCCAGCTCTAAGTAAACCAAGATATTCAGTTTTTTCTGAGTCACCACTAACAGGTACATTTATTGAAAAGTCACACAATGCTACCGAAGGTCTATTACCCGGTATTCTTAAACCATATGTTTTTGCAATATGAAATAACGATTGTCTTTGTTGAGCAAAATCCAAAATGGTTTCTTGCCAAACTCTATCAATATGAAAATGTAAGTTATCAGCAACCGCTGCATTCAAATCTAATAATACTGAGAATATTGAGGCATCATTAGTGTTTTTAACTAAATCAGGATAATAACTTTTGGTCATGTTAACCAACTCTTCCCTTAGTCCCGCAAAATCTCTGGTTGCGTATGATATTTTCTTTGACATATTATATATTGATAATTACAAAATCCGAAGATGAAAATGCTCCGTTATTAACCGTATAATCTATTCTAACTTTAGCGGTATATGGTTTTGAACTGAAATCAGAAACTCTAAACAATCTTTCATCTTCGTCTTGTGAAAATGTTCTTTGTTCATCCGGATCATTTTCCGCCGAATTAATTGTTATTGAGTTTATATCTAAGTTGGGAATGTATTTTTTAACCCCATCTCGTATTTCTTCTTCAATTAGGTTAAAGGTAACCGTATCGTTTTGTTCAAAAATATACTCGTATATTCTTGTACCAAAATCAGGTAAATAATAACGAGTCCCCTTTTTAGTTAAAAGAAGGTGCAAAAGATTTGCTCTAACTTCTCTTTCAGGAGTCTCAGTCATTTTGATATAATCACCCTTAGTACTATCTCTAAATGGATAGTCAATACCATACTTTACTGCCATATCAATAAATATAAACTATTATAAAATGGTAATAAATAAAAAAATCACGACACAATTGTGCCGTGATAATAAATTTGTTGTGAATATATTACTTATCCTTCACATGATACACAATCCGGATTCATCGCCTGTGCGGCAATATCTCCTCTTAAAACGGATTCTGTTCTCATATAATAGAGTGTTTTCACACCTTGTTTCCACGCTTCCATGTGAACTTGATTAATCCATTTTGGATCAGCAACCGCAGGAAATGCTAGGTTTAATGAAACTGCTTGGTCAATATATTGTTGTCTTATTCCAGCTTGTCTAACCAAATCTAATTGGTTAATTTCTTTGAATGTTTTAAACACTTCTTTAACGGAACTCATTTTAAACACTTCATCTTCTTTGACTTCAGAACATTGAACTACTTTACTATCAACAAAACACCATTCATCCAAGAAATCAAGTCCTTGAATTGATCCACCATCTGCTAAAATTTGGTCCCATACCTCTTTTGTATTCTTACCAATTTTACGCAAAACTTTTTCTAATTCAGGGTTTTTACGAATAAATGTTCCCTTTGCAGTTTGTTCGGTGAACACGTTTGCTGCCCATGGTTCGATACCACTACTAACATTACCACTCAACTTTGAGTTAGAAACCGTTGGAGCAACTGCTCTTAAGTGTGTATTTCTAAATCCACTTTCCTTACACCATAGTGGTTCTCCATATTCGGAAGCCAAATCTCTACTCGCTCTTTCAGATTCAATTTTCATTTGTGAGAAAATTTTACGAGTTTCAAATTGTGCTGTCAATCCTTCAAACGGAATACCTTTTTGTTGTAAGTATGTGTGCCATCCCAATACACCCAAACCTAAAGCTCGACCTCTTTCAGCTGAACGAACAGAGTTTTCAAACCCTCTCATATTTTTAGCCTTTTGTAGGAATTCTTCCAATACTCCATCCAAAAAGATAGTGGAGGTATAAATTAAATCCGTGTCTTTCCACTCATCGTATTTCGCCAAATTAAGTGAACTTAGACAACAAACAAATGAATGTGATTCATCAGTATGGAGAACAATTTCAGAACAGATGTTTGTCATATGAACCTTTAAACCATTCTTTTTGTACATCTCAGGATTGTGTTTATTCACGTTTCCTTTGTACATGATATATGGTTCACCAGTTGCTTTTCTCTTTTGAAGTAGTTTACCCCATTTTCTTCTTGCATCCGAATCACCTTCCTCAAGTTTCTTCATGAATTTGTCACTTACAACTACACACTGGTGTAAGTTGAGTGATTGACGATTCACGTCTCCCTTTGGTTCTCTAATTTCTAAGAAGTCCTCGAAATCCTTATGGTCAATTTTAATGTTAACCGATGCTGCTCCTCTTCTAACAGAACCTTGATTTGTTGCTAAGATTGTTGAGTCGTAGATTTTTATAAATGGAATAACACCATCAGATGTTCCATTATTTGTGATTTTCGCACCAGCCGGTCTAATCATATTGATACCGATACCAACTCCTCCTCCGTGTTTCGCAAGTAACATCAATTCAAGATTTTTGTTACCAATTTCGAAAATACTATCACCGACATCAATACCAAAACATGAAATTGGTAAACCTCTATCCGTACCTGTATTTGAAAGAACAGGTGTTGCTAGACATAACCATCCTTTCCATATATAGTCAAAGAATTTAGTTGCCAAATGTGGTTTACCCAATCTTTGTGCAATTTTAGTCGACACTCTCCAATAAGCATCTTTTGGTTTCTCACCCGGTAAAAGATATCCTTTAGATATCGTTTTTACATAAATTTCTGTGTTTCCCCATGATGGGAAATCAACATCTAATTCCCACCCGAGTTCTTCTCCATAGTTCTTCATATTGATTTCTAATTTAATTTTTAATTTTTTTTGTTAATTATTTTCCAATTTTCGAAGTTTTTGCTTTTACATCTTTTTGTAACAGCAGGTTCACTAATCTTAAAATGTTTTGCACATTCTCTTCTGGTTTCGAAAATTACTCCGTCAACTTCAATTTTAATTGATACCGGATTTTTTGAACCAATTTTACTTTGTCTTATTTTTTCTTTTGTTTCATCGGTCCATATTCTTTTTTTACTGGCAATAGATAGTCTATTTCTATATTCTTTAGAATTGTAAATCGAGTTTGGGTCTTTCCATAATTTCTTAATGGTTTCACTAACTTTTTCACTATCACCAAAATTTTTACCACTATGCATAATTTTTAATTTTTGAATAGTTTCTTCACTATGTTTTCTACCTTTCCGTATTTCAGATAATAATTTACCATATTCTAATTTTTGTTCTGATGTATAATTTTTTGTTGTCCATCCTCCCGTACCTCCTTCTGCAATGTTATACGAATTGTCAATATATTGTAATATCCAATACTTTTCTCTATAATTTAACTCTTCAATAGAGTCACATTTTTCAATAAGTTCAACCGAAAAGTTTTCAATCCCATATTTTTTTACCGATTTCTTCAATAAAATACCACTACCGTAATAATTTGGATTGAAATGTTTTTCGCTCTTACCTATGTAAATTTTACCGTTAATTAAATTGGTCGTTTTATAGATATACATAATTTTAATTATTTAAGTATAAATATAGGTTAGATGAAAAAACCATTAACTAACGAAACCATTTTACCAAATACCACTTTCCCAATCTTCACCTTCGTTTGCCTTACTATAATCAGTAGGTCTAATAGCAAAGAAATCTGTTAAAGTGTGTCCTCCTGTTAAATTATAAAACCAATCAAGTTCTGATGCCATTTCATCATCATATTTAAATTGAGGAGTATACCCTAATTCTATTAATTTCTCATTAGTTCTTTTTGTGATAAACTCTTTTAAATCTTCTTTTTTAAGATTCTCTAAATTACCCATTTCAAAAATCTTATCAATGAATTTGTGTTCCAAATCTCTAATCATTTCAGCAGCCTTATAAATGTCTTCTTTAGCCTCATCTAATAATTCAGGATATTCCATACACATATGTCTGAATAATTGACATCCCATCTTTGAGTGTAATGATTCATCTCTCACACCCCACTTCATTTGTTGCCCAATTCCTTTTAATAAGTTTCTCATTTGAAAACTATAAAGAACCGCGAACGACGAATAAAGTGCAACACCTTCAGCAAACGCCGAAAATATCGCCAAACTTCTACCCACCTCAACTCTTGCTTTATGATTGTTTTTTAAATCTTCGGGTGTCCAATCTGCAGTTGTATTTGTAAGTAATTCAAAACGTTCTTTCATGATTTCATCATGTAAAAACCCTTCAAAATCTTCCAAACCTAACGTTTCATTTAGATATGAATATGCAACCGAGTGAATTGTCTCTTGAGACCCAAACGCCATCGCCATTTGTTTGATTTCGTGTTTTGGAAACCATTTAGTAACCATTCCTGTCCAATAATCCGATACCGCACATTCTGTTTGTGCGAACCCTAAAAGGATGTTACCAACTAAGTGTTTTTCAGAACCACTTAAATTTTCATTCCAATCTTTAACATCACCCTGCATAGGAATTTCGGTGTGTAACCAAAATGCCTGCATTTGTTTTAACCAACCCTCATTGTAATATTCAGGATATTCAAATGGTTTAAACGCAATTCTATCTGTAAATAACTTACTCATATCTTATATAAATTAAACTCTAACTTTTTTTTCTTGTGCCTTTCTAAAGACTTCGGCAGCTCTATTCGATCTTCTCTCTTCTTGTTGATGTTCGTGACCCAACAAAGTGTTTTGTGACTCCGTATCAATCACTAAGAATTGATTGTCGAATTTACAATTTTGCCAAATAATACCATCCTTACCAACACGAGATTTTAATAAAGTTAATGTAGCCAAATTGCTCTCCTTTTGTTCAAGTGTTTTACCAATTGAAAGAATGATGTGTGCTATTTGTGCCTTCTTAATAGAACCACCCATTTGGTCTCCTGTCACAACCTCAGATGAAATTGAACCTCTATTACCTTGAGTTGCAGTCCAAATAGCAATATTGAATTCGGATGTCATTGATTCTAAACTTCTCATGATTGAACCCTCACCCTTCCATTCTTCACCATCAACACTTCTTTCAGGTGAGATACAATCAACATAGTCGATTAGTACCAAGTCAGGTTTAAACCCTTCTGAAATCATTTTTCTAATCTTAGATTTAATTTCAGAAATTGTAATGTTGTCACTCGGTAACTTGGATAGTTTCAAAGATCCTGTAGACCTTTCTTGTTGTTCTCTAACCGCAGATAAAACTTCTTCTTTAAATTCAGGTTGGTCATCCGGTGCAATTCCTGACCAAATTGTATAATGTTTTCTTTTAATTTGTGCTTCATTATCTTCGAAAAATATTTGAAGAACATTAAAACCATCATTATATGCCGTGTTTGCAAATTTGGTCATTAAGGTAGTTTTTCCTGTACCAGTTGGTGCCAAAACAACACCTAATTCACCTCGACCTAAACCACCCTTTAGTACGTTATCTAATCCAACGATACCCGTTCTAATAGGTAATCTATAATCCTTTTCAAGTGCATCGTCTATGTTGTGAAAAACATCAACAACAGTATCATTCATTATACCTACTTGTAACGCCTTTTGGATTTTTTGTTCAATCTTATTGTAGGATTCGAATTCTCCATTCTCAATAATTGATTGGATGACCTTTAATTCCTTTTTAAGATTTTGTTGTCTACAGAAATTTAATGATTTGTCTTTAACAAACTCATCATTTTTCTCCAAATTTTTGATTGATTCTAGTGTATCAATGTGTGGACGATTAACATCTTTGTTACCGCCTTCAGACATTATTTTTTGAGCCAATGTTTCATAGTTGGGTACTTTGTTATAAGACAAGTGAAGTTCCTTTATGTTTTCCATAATGAACTTAAATGAATTGTTATCAAAATACTTGCTTTCTAAGACATCAATAATTACATCACCAAATTTTTTATCTTCAATAATGGACTTTATTAATTGTTGTTGAAACGTGTGACCTAGATAACCAAAATTTTTCTCTTCTGACATTTTTTTTTATTTTAAAGTTGATAATTCAAATATGTTGTTTCCAAATTTTTGGATGACAAAATGTCAGTTAAGTCTGACAAAATTCTTCTCAATTTTGGGCGAATATCCACAGTGTATCTTACTTTAGGGTGATAGTAGTATGCGGGGAATATTCTTGAAATAAATACATCATCGTTGAGTTTAATTTCAATCAAAAAGTCTTCTTTTTTATCTTCGGACGAATCTTCCACAACCTCTAAATTTGAGAAATAATTTTGATTTTCACACAGATAATCGGATGTTTTTATTTTCAAATCATCACTGATATCTTCCGAAATATTTTTTACATATTCATGTAAATCCATACTTCTTCTTGCTTGTGGATTATGGTTTTTTACGTTGAAGAATCTTTGACACACGATATTTCCATCTAATGTAAACAAAAATTCGAATTTTGTGATTTCTTGTTGATTATTCATAATTTTTAACTTTGATTATTTTTTTTTTATTTTTTTCTTTTCTCGTTAATCTTAAAAATGGATTTAGAAAATTTGTCCACGCATCATCAGATTTTGGTAACAAATTGAAAATTCCATCCTCCGTCATCATTTTCATCATATTTTTATATGAACGGCCTTCAGGATCTAAAACATCATTAATTAATAAATCTATATTTTCCTTTGCTTCATCAGTTAGAAACGGTTCTTCGAGACTAACTATTCTTTTGTTCACTTGGAAGAATTCTTCACCAAACACACCATACTTGGTAACACCGGTTAAAATATTTTTATATAACCAATTATGTTTATCTTGTTCGAATAGTTGATTGGTGCGGTCTATGACTTCTTCCAATGAAACACCCCTTTCTCTTATCTCAGGAAACAAGGTTAATAACCTTTTAACTCCCATATTTTTAATTCCTGAAATATTATCAGACGGGTCTCCACACAACATCTTTATCAATTTCACATTATCAATGTGAACAGGTTCATGATTGTAAATTATTGTATCATTGACCTTATAGAGTTTTTGATGTGATGGATTGAATATGTGGGTGCTTTCTGAAACAAGTTGTGTTAAATCCCCATCAGAAGAATAAATAATCTTATTTTCTTCTTGGGAACTAAGGGAGTAGTAGGCAATACAATCATCACTTTCACAGAACTCAAATTCTCCCTGTCTTACGTATAATTCTTCGAGATATTGTTTTATTCTATGTCTTTGATAATTGTAATTATCTATTTCCTCTTCACTTCTAATCCTGTTTTTTCGATTCTCCTTGTATTGATGATAGATTTGTCTTCTAGATTGTGACCCATCCTTACCGTCCCAAAAGACAACGATTTTGTCTAAATGATAAATCTCAAACGATTTTCTAAGAGTATTGATAAAATGAAAAATTCCACCAATGTGTTTTCCCTTATAGAAGTGATTTTTAAGACCAAAGAAACCAATCGTAAGTAAATTGTCACCATCAACTAATAATACAGACATTAATCATTATTAAAAATCATTACTTTCTTCTGTTACTACTTCTACATCCGTAATGTCAGTAACACTAACACCTAACATTTTACTAATGTAATCACCACTCTGTTTTTTGTACTCATCGATAGATTTTTTCTCTTCAGAATCTTCTCTACCCGGCATAAACCCATGTGATGTTACCAAGATACGTCCATCTTCATATCCCAAACCATTGATGTGGTTTTTCATAATTGAGATTTTTGTTCTTGTAGCAATTTTAACTTTTCTCTTATCTTTTGTGATTGAGATTTTGGTCGTACCTGCACCTTTTTGATTACCAAATAGGAACACAATACTTGAATTCAACCAAATCGCCTCACCACCTTTTGCTTTAATTTTTGGTTGTCCAAATGGGTTGTCAGGTAATTCCACCCATGGTTGGTTAACAATAATTAAAGTGTTTGTATGAGGTTTATCAGTTCTTCTTGACCCCGATATACGTTGGTTAATACCCATTCCGATTTTATCTGCCAAAACCGATGCATTGTGTTGTTTACCACCTTTACCATCATATGTCATCTTACATGGAACTGAACCAACAGAATCCCATAGGATTAATAAATCATGAGGTAAGTCTCCTTTCTCTTGTGCATCAAGTAGTTCATTGATATAATCTGTGATTTGTTCAATGTACTCGAAATCACTATTAAAAAGATAATCACCATCCTTATCGAATCCCATCAATTCGGCATGGTCCCAACTCCATTTTTGTTCTGTAATAATGAACACAGGAATGATACCCTTTTTTTGTGCATCTACCGCCGATTTAACCAACGCAGTTGTTTTACCTGTATCACTATGTCCTAATAACATATTGATATGTCCCATCGCAGGGCCGGGAATACCACATGCATCTAAAAATGCGTCACCCAAATCGAAAAATCGGTCAGGTTTATATTCCGCCTCTTTTGAGAACTTTTTCTTAATTGAACTAAAATCTGTTTTCTTAATTGCCATGTTTTTGATTTTTTTAAAAACACCCCAAGGACTTTATGTCCTCGGGAATGTTCTTGTTAATTAAAATGGTAAATCTGAGTCGGTATCGTCATCATCCTGAAGATCAACAACTGGTGCAGATTTTTTAGGAGCCGCAATTGTTTCTTCTGAACGAGATTCCAACTGAGTTGCTGAAATCCATTTATTACTTTCAGTACTCCATTTCGGAGTCTCTCCATTAGCAACCAATTCAAGATAGTCTTCTCCCTTTTTAGAGTAAACGTCAGACCATGTTAATGAGTCATTAACCCATTCATTTGCTTTATTTTGGTCTTCGTGAAGTGGTCCTTGGTCTTCAGGAATAATGGAATTAATAGTTGTATATTCTTTCCCTGTTCCCGCTTTAGTTAGTCCCAAAGAAAGAATCAAATCTCTTCCTTTGTTAATATCAGTAATGTCTCCTTTATTTTTAAAGATAGGGAAGATTTTATCTAAAACACCTTCGTTCTTTGCGTTGTGTTTAAATCTCCAAAATTTCACACCATCTGCTTCATGGTCTCTATCGATAATCTTTACAATGTAGAATTTACGAGAACGATATTGTCTTGCAAGTTCTCTATCTGATTCAACACCTGTCTCCATTAAACTTTGATGAACCTCATTTAATGGTGATCTTTTACCTTCTTGTTTTGGGTCATAGAGTTTTAACCACTGACCATCCACTTGAACTTCGTGAAAATACACCTCAACAAAAGGTGAACCTCCGTCTTTAGATGGTAAAATTCTAATTCTTTTTTCCTCACCACGAGAACCTTTTGGTAAAAGTGTGGTGAAATACTTTTTCAGTCTGTCTTCTTGTGAGACTTTGTTTCCGTTGCCACCTGTGGCTTGTTTACTTTTTTCGTACTGTGCCAGTACTGCATCAAATGTTGACATATTAGTTAAATTTTAAAATTAATGATAACGTTACTCATAAAGTATAAACTAAAAAACCCGAATTAAAAAATCCGGGTCTTTATTTTTGAAAATTATTTTTTCACTACTCTAAAGTTAGAAGATAAGATAATTTATTGACTTCTCCAATCATTTCGTCTCTTATGTTTAATAAATCTGTGTCCACCTCGTCCAATTCAATTTGAACCAAGGCTTCTCTTACAGTATTAATTAATCCCTTCATATCCAAATCAGATAAATTATTCAGTTCTATTGTTTTTGTTCCTTCATCAAGTACAAAACGACCGTATTTTCCCATCGCAGACTCAACGAAAGTATCAATTAAACCATCCATAACTTCATAAAAGTTACCAAAAGCTTGATGTCTAGCATAACCTTTGGTTTGCCAATGGTTTACTTTCATTTGAACTTGAAGTCCCATGAAAAAATTAATATTAGAACCTAAATTCATCTTCTTCTCTATCCGGATTAAAACTTTGTCTTATTGTGTCTTTTGTATATTCATCAACATCTCGTTTTGATAAAACGTATTCATTTTTTCCACTTTGTCTCATTTGGTCTTGTTTCGTCGCAAAAAATTGTTGTGGATTTTGACTAAATGGATATGAGTCTAAGGATCGCATTTCCAATTTTTCTTGTGCGGTCGGTTCTCTCATAGTTTCAACTTTAGAACCTAATTGGTCAATTTTAGACATAACCATATCCATTTGGGTTAACTTACTTTCCAAATCAGATAGTTTACTGAAAACATCATCCATCTTATTTACCACACCATCTTGTTCCGCTTTCTTGTCATCCATTTCTTTTTTGATACTCTTGGTCATATTAACCAAATCAGTAATATCAATCTCTTCAACATCGTCAGTTGCAGGTGCTGGTGGAGGTGGTGGCATATCCATTGGAGCTGCACCCATAGGTGGTGCTGGTGGTAAATCACCGGCCAATGCAGGATCTGCAGGTGGAACATCCTGTTCCATAATCATTTTTTTCCCGTATTTGTTAATCGCATTAAAACGCTTTAACTCTTCGTGTAACTTTTTCTCTAAACTCATGGCTTTAATCTTGTAAAAGTTGTCTACCGTCTTCGGTAATATATTTTTTATTTATTCTTTCAACAATTCCATCTTTAGACCTGATGACATAACACTCTCCGGTTGCCAAGTCACATTCTTCCCGTTCCATCCCATCGTTAGATACCTTTCTAACTTGTTTTGTGTTTAAAAACTGGTCTACGGTGTTTCTTAATTTATTATTGTCCATAATGATTTTATTATAAATATAAATATCCCGTTTATTATTAATGTTTTTATTTTATTCTAAAATAAAGAATTTCCCCTTCCGATATTTTCAATTCACTCATTAGTTTATTGGAAAGTCCGATACCATAACCATCTATAAATGGTCCAACATTAACAGGTCCCGAAACATTTAAAGTATCTACTCTTCTATCTAAATCGTAATTTGGATTTAAGGTATATTGTTTATTGTTATTAGGATTCAAGAATTCTGTAACACCTGTGATTATTTTATCTGCTGTTATACTTTTACTAAACTGAAACTTAGTTGAATAGAAATAATGAGAATTCGACAATTCTTTTAGTTCTGACCATTTCAATCCAGTTTGACCCTCCGAATTCACATTGATTGTATTTTGGAGTTTACTCAATAGTGACATGTGTGTAGAATCCGATAATTCATATATAGTAGATTCCAATCCCATTCTGGCAACTTTCGCTCTAAACCATTCACCTTGTTGTCCATTTTGTTGTCTATAGGTAACTTTTTGTATGTATTTCTCATTACCATAACCATTAAATGGTATACCAAACTGACTAATTCCGGAAGTATTAATAAGTTCTTCACCATTTATCTGAGTTTTTCCCATGTCGGTAACAAAATTCCCAAAGTCAGTTCTAATTGTTTGTTCAGTTGTGCCGGTCGTACTGTTTGTATTATCTGCGGCCTTTTTAACAATGGCACGTGCTGAGTTTGTAATCTTATCTAATAATGACTTGTAACTTGATACAAACGAATCCTCAGGGTCAGGTAACGCTGCAACCGGTATTCTTGTACCCTTAAAACTTGTTTCAATGTTATTATCTCTAATATTATGACTAACTTCTGTAATCCAATATGTACCTCTAAACATTGGAATGTTCTTAAGATAAAAATACATTGTTGGTTGTATCATAACATTACCCATACAA